AAATTCGATAGTATTCCTATTGTTAATAAACATATTAATAAAATTAACATTGTTATATCTAGGGTAATTCCATTTAGCCTTTCCGTTAGGATGTATTTTATTTTTTCTATTATAAGTTTGACTTGGTGATACATTATCTAATAAAAATGTTTGAATTTTAGAATAAACAGTGTTTACATATTGTTTATAATTAACATAAGGAACAGAAGAATATAAAGATTTAGATAATTTTTTACAATAATTCTTTTCTTTTACTCCATCTGGATTCTTTTTATAGTAAGGAAGCATTTTAAATAGATCCTCTTGAACATAAGTTATTAACTTATACAAACCTACTAAAAACTCTCTGTCTGTTCTTATATTGCCTATATGATAGTGTAAACTACAAGTGTAATTTACATCACATCTTTTATTAACATGAGTAAATAAATTATTTAAACTTTGCAAACCTTTAGCTCCAGAATAAGGAACTGTTACAAACTCTGGAGTATAACCTATAGAACCATCTTTGCAAACATATACACCTAATTGATTAAGATAATATTGTTGAATAGAACCATTGTTTACTTCTATTTCTGTACCAAAACTAATATCTCCAATTAACTTAGCTGCTTGTTTTACATCTTTACTTAAATCTACTTTAAAATTATTATACTTGTCTTTTAATATTTCAAAACTATTACTATCTTCTATATTATAAACATTATTTTTAAAAGTAAATTTTCTTTTAATGTTTAAATTATTTTGATTATTTCCAAAACTTTCTATAAAATTTTTAACGTAGCTTTTTACAGGTAATTTATTAAAACCTATAGTATTAATTTTAATTGGATTTGTTACAGGAACTTCTTCATGCCATTCCTCTAAATTAACATGTTCTATCCAACCAGCATTTTTAAAAATATTATAATCAGAACAAAGTATTTTATTACCATATTTATTTATACCTATACAAAAATAATAATCGTTTATTTCTACATAACCTATTTCGTAAGGGTTTAAACTTTTTAAAGCCATACAATTACGAATTTTATTATTTTTTGTTTTATAAATTTTTGTTATATTGTCATACCAAATTTTATCTGAATTAATACTATACCATTTATCGTTAATTAAAAAACAAGATATTCCTTTTACATAATACTCTCCTTTTATTTTTTTACAGTTTTTTAATAAAACTAATTCTCCGTTATACGTTGCTACTTTTTTCATTTTCAATATTGTTTTCTTCTAATATTTTAACACCTTCCATAAAATAATCAGTAAATTCTTCTAATTCTTGATCTATATCTATGTCGTGAAACATAGCTTTTACTGCATCTTTTAAATTAAATATATTACTACTATAAAAATTATCTATAAATATATCCATATCATCTTGACTGTTAAATGTACCATGTAAATAATTAGTAACCAAATAACTAATGAATTCTAATAAATATTCTGAACCATAAAAACTAACACCAAAATCATCAAAATAATACACATTATCTCCAGATAACCAAGAAAGTTCTTCTTCTATTAAATCAGAAGATGTTAATTTGGTAATATCTCTAATTAACATATATCCTCCTATTATAAAAACATTAGGGTCATTTATATCAATTTCAGTTTCTTTATTATCTAAAATAAAAGAATCATTTTCATTTGAAGTATATATTTTTTTTAAAGTACCTAATGATAATTCATATTTTCTATAAGAAAAACTAGGAACAAAACTATAATTAATATTATCTTTTCCCATAAAAAAGAATTTTCGATATTTACTTTTAATTTTATCAAAATCTTGTTCTAAATAAGTAATAGGATGTTTAGAAAAACTAGATAATTGTCTTATTTTTTCAGTAGGATTTTTAATTTTTTCTATATTATGTTTTTTGACATAAATAAAATCATAAATTTTACTAACAATAATAATAACACCTTCATAAAAATAAAATGTAGTATCTTTAACTGAAGGAGTAGCTATTGCACAAAATCCATTTTTAGAATCAAAAGTAATATCATAAAATCCATTTGCTAATTTTACACAATCATCACCAAGTCTGGCATTATTACTACTATCGTTAAAATAATATCTACCTTTAGCGTAAAATAAACCTCTAGAAGGCAATAAACCAATTCCACTAAAACATACGCTTTGTTCTAAATATAAATGTTTAGGTTCAGAAATAACTACAAAATTATTAAAATTATCACTAATCATAGTATTTTGAAAAAGACCTGTAGTAATTGGCGTATTCGTCTTCGTAGTTGTACCATTCTGAACCTGATGAAAAACCTGTAAATTAGTTTTTTCTCTATCTATTACTTGAACTTCAAAATATTTATTATTAGTTATTTTTATTACTTCGTTAGCTTGTAAAGTAAAACATTCTTTATTTGTCAAACATTCTAAAGATTCTATAATAGAAGAAATATAAATACCTTCATCTGTTTTAGCTACAAACAAAGGTCTTTCGTCTTCTACTTCTTTATAAGTAAATTCTTTACTAGCTCCTTTAAAAGCATATAGAACATTAGGTTCATCTTCAAAATGCCATAATAAAGCAGCTCCTCCTTTATAATTATTTAATACATCATAACCTCGTTGAAGCATAATGTTGCCTAATATTAAAGAATCTACTTGCATACCAGTAGTATCTACTTCATATTTTTTAGCAAGTTCGTAAATATTATGTATAGTCCCATTATGCGCGATCCACATAACTCTACCTTCATGTTCTATTCTAAAAGGATGAGCATTTTCTAAAGATTTAATACCATGACTACTTTTTCTAGTATGTCCTATTATAACTCCATTTTGAGAATTATTGTCTATTTTAATTTTTTCTTTAGCTAACATCATTCTAGCATCGGCTGTAGTGCCGATGCCTTTTATAACTTTATTATTAATATATAAACCACAAGAATCTGTACCTCTTGAAGTATTATATACCATAATCATTTTTATCCAATCTATATTAGCTTTTTTGTTTTTATTAGGAGCAAATCCTGTTAATCCACACATTTTTTATAATTCTTTTTTTAATAATTTGTTTACTAAGTTTAAAGCATATTCTTTTCCTTGCAACGGACAATGAAACATTTCTGGATGAAATTGTATAGCTAAAGCATTTATTTTATTATAATAACATACTTCTACTTCTTTTTCTTCAAAATTATTATTATTATCTCCTTCATAAGAATAAGGACTTAAAGCTTGAGCCCAAGCTAATAAGTTATATTCGTCTGGTAAAAGATGTTTTAAACATTGTCTTTGATGATGAGTACTATTAACTAATATTTTTTTACCATCATTAGTAGTAATAGAATGCATAGCTGGATGAGATTGATGTTGAATCAATGTGCCTCCAGCCATAGCGCATATAAATTGAGCATTTTGTTATCGTAAAAGTTCTTTATCTTTTACTTCTTACACTTCGACTTTGTGTAAGTTCAGACTATATCATATTTTTTAAACCAACTATTGTAATTTTTTGTAAATTATATATATTTGTAATCAATTAAACAAATCCCCAGTTATGGAAATAAAAGATTTAAAAGAACAAATAATATATTTAACTAGAAAAGGGTTAACCCTTCGTGAAATATCAAAAGAATTAAAAATAGCAACTTCTACTATAAGCGCTATTAGAATTCAAAATTATATGCCAAATTATAAAGTTATAGAAAAACTTGTTAAATTTCCTGAATTTAAAGAAGAATTTATAACAATGTTTAATTCTAACTCTAATACAGAATGCTTAAATTTATTAAAAAATCATAAATTATTTAATAGATTTAAACTTTCTAAACATATTGTTACACAATTAAGATATTTTTATAATTTAGAACCAAAAATGTATGAAAATACTTACATATCAGAAAGTGATAGAATTAAAGGATATATGATAAGAAATTCAAAATTTACATCTAAAAGAAGAAATATTTTCTTTAATTTAAATTATAATGATTTTGAATTACCTACTCATTGTCCTTTATTAGGAATAAAACTTACTTTTGGTTCTCAATCGAACGGTAATCATTTTTCACATGCTTCATTAGATAGATTAGACAATAACAAAGGATACATTAAAGGTAATGTTTTAGTTATGTCTAGATTAGCAAATGCTATGAAAAATCAAGCTAATTTTGAGCAGCTAGAACTCTTTTCTATAAATATTTTAAAATTATTAAGTTGTTTAAAAAATCAGGGCGCTCTTGGGAGTATTACTGACGTATTTCCTGATACAAAATTGTATGAAGAAACTTAGTCTCGACTCCTAGTCGTTGCACTTTCAAAGAGATTTCTCTCTAAGCTTAGCTCATGATTGGCATTTCAGCGTTCCATGAATTCACCCCGTTTAAAGAGGACCATCAATTATTTAATCCTCTACAAATACCTAGGATAGGCTTGTTTAAAGCTATTGTATTTAAAAAAGCTTCTACTTCTTTTAAATCTCTTGTTTTATTATAATGAGTAGTTTCGTGAGTAGGATGTCCGTATAATTCAGGACAAACATCTTCACCTCCAGTAAATATAACTAAATCTGCTTCTTCTATTGTTGCAACTTCTATTGCATTAGGTATCCAAGCCATATAGCTTAAATCTCCACCTATTGTTTTTGTTTTAATTGATTCCATTGTTGGATTGTTATTTTTAATTCTTCTTTGTTTTTAAATTTTGTTAATCGTAATTCGTTATAATCTTTTGACATAAAACTAGAATGTACTCCATTATAAGATAATTCAAAACTATCTTTTAATTTTGATTTTCTTGACATTATTGAATGTCCAGAATGAGAAAATCTATGAATATGATTAAAATGTGAAATACACAAATTTTCCATTATAGTTAATTCAGGATTATATTTATTTATAAATACTACCCAATAAGGAATTAATCTAAAGTTGTCATTATTATTTTCCCATAAGTATCTAAGTAATGTTAAAGTACATAATAATAAATTAAAATCATTCTTTTTATAAATTTTAATATTATAATCTGTAATTTTTAAATCTATGTTTTTAGTTATTGAATTAACTATTTTAACATATCTTTTTATAAAATTAAGATTATAAATACAACTTTCAGGTATAGTAATTATAATATATTCGAAATCATCATATCTTATATTACTATAACAAGATTCTGTTTTGTTAGAACTTTTTAAATTAACATTATCTTTATTATAAGTACTATAAATTATTTCGTATCTTAAAGTATGATCAAAATAATTATCTTCTTTATAATCATTTAATCTGCTAATAATTGGTTTTCTTTCCATGCTAAACTTTCTGCTTTTTCAAATTGTTCAAAATCCCAATGTTCTATTCTTTTATCTGAGTTAGCTAATTTATTAAAATATTTAGTCCATCTTTCTAATACATAAGGAGTACTAGTTAAAGTAGGAGCTGTATTTAATTCGCAAATTACAGCTTTAGGTAAATTTTTATCAGTTTTTTGCACCATTACATCGGCTCTACCGTAATCTAATCCTATTTCTTTAAACGCTCTCAAAGCTAATTTACAAATATAATTTTTATATTCTGCTTGAGGTACTAATTCAAACGGTTTATCATTTTGAGCTCTATTCCATGCAATTTGATTTAAATCATCTGGAGCAGGTTTTCTAACTACTGCTAATACTTTACCGTGAGCTACATGTACACCATATTCTTCAGTTTTAGGATAAACATGACTAAAATAAGTAGCTCCTTTTGCAATAGCTTCTTCTAAATCTAAAAAACTTTCACATAACCAAAGATTTTTCCCTTGTCCATGGTGTTCAGGTCTAGCTATTAAAGGAAAAGAATTTATATTTATTGGTTCATTCAATAAATAAGTTTTAGGTACATCTATTCCTTTAGATTCTAAAAACTTTCTACACTGACCTTTACTATTAGATAATTTAATAGCTTCTGCTTTGTTATAAACAATAGAAGAATTATCAGTTTCTATTTCTCCATACCAACCCCATCTAGCTACAATAGAGTTTTTGCAATCAGGAGCTTTAAAACCTTTTACAATTTTTCTTAATTTAAGGTTTTCTTTATTAGTTCTATATACAAAAGCATTAAGTACTGTACTTTTTAGTACATGTTCTGTGTTGGGATTAGTTATTTTTTCAAATAACATTTTAGTAGATTTTCTACCGTGTTTGCCTACTAAGATTTTGAAATTTTTCATTATTGTGGTAATGGTATGTTAAATTGTTCGATTAATTTTTTAGCTACATTTGTATTGTTTGTTGTAATTGCTTGTTGTAATTCAGCACTAATGTCATTTACATTATGACCTTCGTTTACAAAATCTATTGCTTTTATAGCATTACTAAATACCCATTTTCTTAATTCTTCTGATTGAGAAAAATAACTAGATAATACTCTATATTCTACAGTTTTGTAATTAAATCTAAATTCACCTGCTTTGCCGTATAATTCTCTTCTAGGATTAGAAGGTTCGATTATTAAAGAAGGTATACCTAAAAATAAATCACAAGCTTTAATCCATTCTACTGAAGTCATATAATTAATATCATCATAACTCAAATGAATATGAGTACAACAAGTTCTTAAATTTGTAGTTTCTCCATTAGGAGGATCATTTGGATTTAAAGTATAAGCATTCATAGTTTCCATACATCCTAAAGTCCTAGCTTCTTTAGTATTTAAGTAAGCAGGATTAACATAAACAGCAGGATCGTGTACAGTAACCATGTTTGGTGGTAACTTAGAGTTCATAAAATTAATAACTCTTTCTATAGATTTAGAAAATTCTTCTCCTGTGGTACAAGGTGGAATATTTCCTTCCATAGAAATGTTATCTAAAGAAGTACACCAAAATTGGTTACTTTTATCAAAATTAAAAGGTTTTTCTTTAGTACCTTTTACATATTTTTTAGCGTTAATAACTTCATTTTTATCTTTATCAAATAAAAATAGTTCAAAGTCTGCTCCCAAAAGAAAATTATTTATTTTATTCATTGTTTTTTAATAATTCGTTTATGTTTATATTTTGTTGATTGCAAAAGATTTCTAAATCTTTATATTTTTTTTGTCCTTTTAAGTAATGTCCTTTTACTCCTTTTTTTAAAGTTTTTATAAAATCTGTTAATTTTATTCTATCTATACTTCTAGCATATTTATATTTTTTATTTATTAAATAATACCCTGGAATTAAATTTATTATTTTACAATAATTAAAATTAGGGTAAAATATATTGTTGATTAAAAATATAAAATCGTCAGGTTTACTATATTCTTTATAATAATATTCTTCTATTTTATTCTTAGAAACTGTATTATTTTCTTTTATAAATGAATCATTATTGTCACTATAAGTTCCTTTTTTATAAAGAATATGGTTAGACATATTTTCATTTAATTTATAACTTTTATTTAATAATATTTGTTTATTTTCTAAATTTCTATATTTATTTATGTCTAATATATTACTATGACTATTTATAGAGTAATATCCATAATGGTAATCACTGGAAGCAATTATGTAAGATTCAAAAGCAGTGTATTTATCTTTCAAATCATACATTCTTTCTATTGTTCTAACTAAAAAATCATCTCCTGAAAATAAAAATCTTGAAAATATTACTAATATATAAATATCATATAAAGTAGTAGATTCTGGTTTTTCAAAACTAAAAGAATTTTCTTTATAATTAATTTGTACATACTCTATATCAAATTCTTTTTTTATTTTTTCTAAAGTTTCTAATATAAACTCTATTTTTTGATCTTTAGTTAATTTAGATAAAGGTGCATTGATAGAATGTTCAATATTCCAATGTTCACTATTTAAATGGTATTGAAAAAACTCAACACGTTTAGCTGATTGTAAACAAGCTTTTTCATAATAATCATGTTCGCTACTTCGATGTTTAAATGCCAACATAACCCCAATTTCCTGTTTCTACTATTTTACTTCTTTTACACGATCCTTTATCCATTACAAACATAATAGCTTGACCATAAGGTGTTTCTATTATATCATAAGTGTACCAAGAGTTAGGATGATTTTGCTCTCTATGACAGCCTTCTAGCGAAAAAACTCTATCTATTGTTTGAGGATCTGATGTTTTATGTAATTCTCCAATAATAGATGTATTTCCTTCTCTTTCTACAATAGGAAATCCTCCATCATACATTGTATAATTAGGTTCAGTACTAAAAGTACCTAAAAACTCAGATTTGTCTTTTAATATAGCATTATAATTGCCATAATTTTGTTTAAGTGTTCCGTAAGTTAAAAAGAGAACTTCTTCTTTATTTTGTTTTTTGTTCATTTGTTAAAAAGGTATTTCTACTGGTTCAAAATTTAATTCTGTGTTATTATTTTCTTTTAACACTTTGTTTATCCATATAAAACAATTTTCTGAATTCCAATCTGTATTTTCTTGTACAGCATTCATAGGATGTTCAATTGTTTTAATTACATTACATAACGGAAATAAGTATTTTTCCATTTTTTTTGCTTCTTTACCCATTAATAAAAAAGGTATTCCACAATAATCGCTTAATATATTTTTATATAAAAATTGATTAAATTTATCCCATACTTTTTTATCGTAATGTATTGTAGGATTGTTTAGTTCGCAAGTAAAACTTGCATTTAATAATAATATTCCGTTTCTTTCTGCTAATTCTGTAAAGTCATTATAATAAAAAGTAGTATCATACTGCTTTTTTAATTCTCTATAGAATAGTTTTAATGTTGGAATATCTTCTTTAGTTGTTGATGCAGATAAACATAATCCATCTGCGATAGGTTTTTGGTTTTTGTTTAATTGACTATATGGAAAATTTCCTACTATAATACAATTAATTTGTTGAGGGTCAGTTATTTGAAAAGCTTTAAATAAATCTCCGCTTAAAGGTAATATTTTTTTACCCATTCTGCTTCTCGTTTTAAGAAAAGCATAAATATCAGAAAAATCTGATGTTTTTAAAAAAGGTTCAAATTTATCATACCACTTTCCAAATAAAGGTTTAAATTGTTCTAAATCCATTGTTTTTCTTTAAAATGTTTTTTTATTTTTAATAATCCATAATTTCTACACACATCCGCAAAATCTGTTATTCCATTTTTACTATAAACATAAGGAACATTACAATGTTTAAAATTATAAAGCTCTGTTAATTTTAAAGAATTTTTAACTCCTGTACTATCATTATCAAAGACCGTAATATTTTCTTTGTTTTTATTTAATAGATTTATATTTTCTTCACTAAAACATGCAATACTTTCACCTTGGGTAATACAAATATTATTTGTTTCTAATGCTTTTTGTAAAACCATTTTATCTTTTTTAGATTTAGAAATAAAGCAATTTTCAGAAGGATTTATTGTTTCGAGATATTCAATATAGTCAAATGGTACATTAGTTCTCCATTTCTTTTCTTTCTTTTCATAAGGAGAGTATATTTTCCAACTATTTAAAGTAGGATAATAATAACCAAATGTTATATCACTATAATATTGTTTTTCTTTATTAATATAAACATCTTTAACAGAGTAAATATTTTCTCTTGTTAAATCTTCCAATCCTTGATAATATTCTTTCCAATAATTTAATTCAGTTGTTGTAAACTTTTTAGTAACTACTTGAATTGTAGAATAATATGGTTCTTTTTCTTCTATTACATTATTAATGATTACTCTATTGTTAATAGGAATATCTTTCATAATAGTTTCAATAGCATCTCTTCTCGATAAATTAAACATTTCTTGTACAAACTTAATACAATCTCCACCATGAGAAGTATTAAATGCTTTATGTGTTATTTTACCAAATTTAGTACCTATTATAAAAGAAGGATTTCTATCTTTTAGTATAAAAGGATTTCTAGTTAATCTATTTAATTTAAAATCCCAAGGCATATATCTTCTATATACTTCTTCGTGACTTACTTTTTGAAAATATTCTTCTAATGTTGGTTTTAATACTATGTTCATGTTAATATAATAAAAAAAGGGAAGTATTTCTACTTCCCTTTAATTAAGTTGTTTTATTAGTTATTAATAACTTGTATCAGAATCACTAAACACATTATTACTACTAGTAATATCCATGTTTGCTTTATATTCAAATACAGGAGCTAATTTAAAGAAACCTTTACAACCGTATTCTCCTTTAGTTGAATTAAATATATACTCTAAAGCTTTTCTATCGTATTCATTTTTCATTATAAAGTTAGGATTATCTAAATAACCACAAACACTAGTAATTGTAGGAACTACAATGTCGTTAGATTTTAAAAATTCTTGGTCATTTAAAAACTCTTCATAGAAATGAACAATTTGAGCATAATAAGTATTATATAATCTTTCAGGAATAACTACTTTAGTATAAACTTCATTATTTGACTTTGTTTCTCCATCAGGAGTTAAAGTATTTTTAATAAAATTTAAACTATAAAAAGGAGGTACATAATTAGGATTAGTAAAATAAGTATTAATATCATTAAATTCACCTCTTAAAAGTTTTACAAATTTAAAATCAATGTTAACTTCAGTATTTCTATAATCTACTTTAGTTTGAGTAACATTTTTAAAAAATTCATATAAATCAACTTCTCCTTTTTTAGCAACTCTGTAAGTTTTTTTACCCATACTTAATTTTGTTTTAAAATCAATATGGTCTGTAAACCAAGTAGGTAAGTTTTCTTCACTATCAACCCAAGTAGATTGACAAACTGAATTAATATATTGAGTTTTAGCTCCATCTCTAGAAACAGATGGATTATTTTCAATAAAGAAAGTTTTAGATACAATTCTATCTGTATCAATTGCTTCCATATAAATTGAAATTCTAACAGTATCTACATTTTCTTTAATTGTTACATAATCTGTTTCTTTTTCATTTTCTCTAGGTTCTCTATCATAGAGTTTGCATTTTTCTTCTAATGTTGGATTTACTTTAATTATTTTAAATTTTTCTAATCCTGCGTAATACTTTTTTTCAAAGTCTGATTGTTTTTTATCTACTATATTCATATTATTTACTGTAATAATTTTTTAATTCTTCAAATATGTAACCACTGTCATTTTTAATTTCTTTTAAAGTTATTCCATTTTTATCTGGAAATAAACCTTCTGGTACTTTAGTTGATGTACCAGGCTCAAAAGTCTTTAAAAAATATTCAGGACTACCTTCTTTTAGTCTAGTTCCTGTATAAAGAACTATACTATAGTGCTGTTCTATTTTACCTTCATATTCTTTTCCGTGAACAGCCATTCTCTTTACTTTTTCTCCTTCTATTGGTAAAATTTCATCATGTGATAAAACAATAATGTCTTTTTCTGCATTCTTTAATGTTTCTAAATAATCATAAACAGCTTTATTAAAGTTTTTATAAATATCATATCCAGTAAAAGTTTTACCCATTTCATTGTGCAATATATTTAAAGCCATTGTTTGAGAATCAATAATAATTGATTTAACTTCTGGGTTATTAATATAATCATTTAAATTTTTAATAAATGCTACCCATGTTTTAGGTCTACCTTCAAATTTAAAAAGAGGCATTGATTTATAAGGTAAAGGTTTTCTTTCTACATTAATTAAACCTGTTGTTTCTTTATCAGCAGTTTTACTTAAATAAGATTTCCCTGTACCAGATTGACCAACTATCGCCACTTTAGCGTAATAATTCCTTTCTTTTTCCATACTACAAATATACTATTTTTTTATTTATTTAACAAATTATTTATAACAAAAGGGGAAAATTCATCATTAATTCCATGGTCTTCTGGATGATATTGAACACCCCAAATGTTCTTAGTTTTATGTTTCCAAACTTCTACAATGTCTTTAAAATCCTCAGCTACAGCAATAACATCTATTTCATTGCTTTTTTCGTCATCTATCATCATTTGATGATGTCTACTATTTACTTTTAATTTACTAAATAATTTATTATATTCTGTATATAAAGCAGGATTTTTAGGTCTAATTAAATGACATTGATCTGTAGGATAACCACTTTGTTTATGTTCTTTAAAATCTTGTATTAAAGTTCCTCCATACATAGTAAACAACGATTGAGCACCTCTGCATACAGCGAATATAGACGTATTATTTTCTATATATTTAGGAAGAATGTGTTTATCGAAATATTCCAACATAACATTTGGGTTTTGAGTATAATAACCAGGCATTTCATTATAATTTAAAGGATTTACATCTAATCCTCCTGGTAAATATAATAAATCTATTTCTGGTAAATCATTTACTTGATTGGGAGTAATAATTATTGGGATTCCAAATTTTGATATATAATTAATATAAGGTAATGTTACTCCAAAACATTTACCATCTATTAACCAACCAGGAATTCCTATTCTTTTTTTATTGTTCATTTTATAATTCTGCTGTAAATTCACAACTATCGTTGTTTTTTAAATAATTTTTAATTTTTTCACCTAAAATGTAATCAGCATAATCTCTATTATGTTCATTCCAAATTTCTAAAACTCCATTTTCTCTCATTATTTCATCATTATATCCATTTGTTTTTTTGAAAAAATCTTTAAAAGTTTTTAAATTTTTTGAACCTATTGTTTTTTTAATTTTAGCTAATTCTTTTTTTATTTTAGGTAAATCTTCTTTTTCGAAATAATATTCTATATAATTTGGTTCGTTTCCAATTACTCCGAATCTATCTGCTGCGTTGCTTGATTGAACAGCAAACCAAAATTTACCTTCTATGTCTCCTGAATAATATCTGCCCATTTTTAATTAATGTATTCGTTTTTAATTCTTTCGATTAATTCATCTAAATTATCACATTCAATAGTATTTAAAATAATACTATTTTCTATTTGGTATAACACAGGTAAAGAAATTAAATCTAATTCTTTTCTTTCTAATTTTTCTCTTAAACTTTCTTTAGTACTAGCATATACTTTTTCATCTTTATAATTATAACAAGAAATGTTTATAATTTCTTTTTCTTGTAATTCAAAAGCAGGTTCAAAAATAGACATGATTTTATCTATTTTCTTTCTGTTTTCTTTTAAATTTGTTATTTTTTCATTTTTTAAATTAACTTGTTCTTTAATTTCTGCTAATATTTTATTAGCTAATGCTTTTATTTGTTCTTTATTTAATTTCATTTGATTGATAATATTCTTTAGTGTCTATATTTAATAAGGTTAATTTTCCTTTTTTGTATCCTGCTCCTGTGTCTATATTCCATATATTATGACAATTCATAGGTGTAGTACAAGGAAAATCTCCTTTTATTACTTCGCCTATAGGATTAATTATTTCATCAATAGTCCAATTTAATGTACTAGTGTGCCCTATATATATTTCTTTATAATAAAGAAATTTTTTAGGAGTAGGTGTTTTTCTAGTAGCGTATGCTAATTCCCATAAAGTTCTGTCCCACCAATAATTAGATTCATAAGGCTCATAACCTATTCCTCTATGAGAAGTAAATCCTCCGTGTACAAAAACTCTATTTTGTGTATCTATGTAATAAAGTTTTAAATCTAAAAAGAATTTTTCATGTTCTTTATCAATTAAATATTTAGGATTTTGCAAATAAGAATCTATTGTTTCTTGTCCTCCTTGCATTACCCAAACTTGATTTCTTTCTCCTGTAACTAAATAATCTTTTAACCATTCATCATGGTTTCCTTTTATAAATACATGATTAGAATTTTCGTTTTTTAATTCTATAAGAAACTGAATTAATTCTGCTGTTTGTAAACCTCTATCACAATAGTCTCCTAAAAAAATAATTTTATCTTGTTTATTGTTAAAATTACTTTTTTCTAATACTTCTTTTAAAGCATTTAAATTTCCGTGTATGTCACCACATACAAATGTTCTGTTTATAATCATATTTAAAAATTGTCTACATCATTTAAAAACTCTATAATATCATCTTTAAATTTACTTATTTTAGGATTTTGTTTTCTATTATCTATAAAATTATTACACATTCCTTTATATTCTTTAAATTCAAAAGATTTTCTATTAGATAAATTAGCTCTTTTACATTTTGCTCTTATTGAACAATTTACATTTGTACAACCTAATATTTTTTCTTTTACCATAACTCTATTATTTTATTTATTTTATAATCAGAATGCCCTAAAGGTAAATATTTTTGTATTTCAGATAAATCTTCTATTAATACAGCATTTTTAAAACATAATGTTCCTCTTTTATTTCTATATTCTTTTTCACCAGTAATATATTCAGAAATTATTTTAGCATTATTATCATAGTCATCTAAATATTTACCAATATAATTATTTTCATATCCTAAATTTTTATACCATTTTCCTTTTTCTAAGTTCATAATTTTAATTCTTTAAATTGTTTATATAAATAATCGACTGGATGTGTTTTAATAAAACCTCTACTAAAATTTAAAGATTCTAGATAAAATTTACTTAAATCATCATTTAATGTTCTTTTATAGATTTTATCACCATCTTCATTTATATTAAATGTAGCAATTATTTTTTCAGCTAAATGAGTAAGACAAAATTCAAACCAATGAATTAATATATACGGAATTTTATCTTTTATAATAATAATGTCATAATCATTGTTACCATCTCCATCTATATAAAAACAAACATTTTTGTATTCTGGAAATAATGCTTTACACATTTCTAAAAGCATTTCTTTTTGAGTATCGTTTATTTCTATTGCTTTCATTAGTATAATTTATTTAATTTATTTTCTAATTCTGTTATTTGATTTATTTTACTAATTACTTTTTCAACAGTAAAATAACATTTATCTAAATTACCGTCACAATTTGGAGTCATATATTTATATTTTTCTTTTTTAGAATATCTGCAACTAGGAGGTCCACAACTTGCACCAGACATATAACTTCCGTTTCCATGTCCATCGTCATAAAATTTACATTTTTCTTCCATTTCTTAAAGTTTTTTGTTAAATACCATTTTAATCCATGGTAATCGGATAATATTTCTATTTTATTACCATAAATACTTCTTACTTCATATTTATCTTTTTTAAGTAAAGTATTGTAAATAATAGTAGGAGATACTAAATCTCCTACTTTTAAATTGTTATCTACCATATCTACCATTAAATTCTTTTAAATCTTTTTTACTAAATTTATCTGTTTTAAACTCTAAATTAGGTTTTTCAACATTATAAAGAACCCAAGAAAAAGAAGCTGCTGATATATCGTAAAAATCATTATTTCCTCTAACTTGAATTTCATTTATAGGAATCCAATCTTTAGTAGTTCTATCCCATTTTTTAGCTTCTTTTTTATTTAAAAATCTAAAATGTGTTGGTATTGTTAATTCTTTCATTTGTAATACATGCTTAAAATAAATAAAAACCACGTTATAAAATTTGTAATACTAAATCCGTTTTCAATTTTACCTAATTTTTCTAAAGTTTCTTGTCTTATTTTATATGCTTTTGTAAACATATGTAAAAATTGTATAATAAAAAAGATAATAAATATCCAAAAATATATATTAGCAGATCTTGTTATTAATAATGTTAATTCTGTATTCATTGTTTAAAATAATTTAAATTGATCTTTGTTTAAGATTGAATCTACATAATTCAAATCTTTTTTGTTTTTTTCTATTTTTGCTATGATTTTATAAGTCTGATATATATATTGTTCATAATCAATATTATACGGTCCGTCAACTATTTTATTAAATAGTTTTACTCTTTGAATTCCTAATTCATTAGGCGCATTTTGATTTGCATCAATACTATTATCTTTACTGCCTTCACCTATTTTAAATAATTGAGGAGCGGTTTTGTTTTTAGTTAAATAATATCTTATTAAACTACCTACATCTATACTTTCTCCATTATCATATTTAAGAAATAATGAAGTAGAAGAATTTGCTTTTCCTCTAATACAAAAATCTAATATATCCTTATGATTAGGAATAAAATCTTCTGGTTTAACTCCATTGATAAAGTATTGTTGTAAAGATAAAGGAATAATTCTTTTAGATGGATTTTTATATAATTCTACATCTGATACAAAATCACCTTTAAATTTATATTTACTTTCTATAGTTTTAGCAATATAATCATTTATACTAGAATAAATAATCCAATCATATTTATCATGTTCCAACGTGTATTGAGTTAAATTACACCATTCTTCACAAAGTTCTAAATATTTTTGTTCTTCTGATCTTTTTACTAATACTTCTATACCATCAGTATTTGCTGAAATTACATGAAAATTATTTAATTCTAAATCTTCTATAAGTTTTAATAAAGTAAATTCATTACCTATAGTAATAGAATATAAAGCTTTCATATCAAAAAAAGGACTTACTTTACTACCCATTTTCAGTTGTGTTATCTCAAAGGCTTTTTATCCTTTGATTCTTATAGTTTTTATTTCTATAAGCTCAGCATATATTTTCAACCTAACGGACTGATAGGTTGTCGGGCACTCGTGGCGGTTTATATTCTGTTTCCAGGTTCACCCACTATGCGTTACACTGACTTAGATTTTTTAGTTTCTAAGTTTAGCACGGTATTAACATTTCAGTCTTCACCGTTTTTGCCCAATTTTTCAACATCAATCTCTTGATGAAGCGGCTCACATTTAAAAAATAAACCTTTATAACTTGTATTTTTTCTAATTGATTTTTGTGTATTAAAAGATTTTAAAACAAAAGCACTGTATCCATTTCTTCCTTTTGGATTTCTTAATATCATATGCTTTATTAATTTAAAATCATCATTTAAAGATTCTTTTTCTAACTCATGAGCATTTTTCCAATATCCTAAAAAATTATAATTAATGTCATAAACCCACATTTCTTTAGATTTAGCCATTACTGTATTTCTAGCATTTTCGGTTCTTTTATGCCATTTTTCTGTTATAGTTTTTTTAACTCCTTTTAAATGCGAATAATCAATTTCTCCTTGTTTTTTACCTTTATTCCAAGTTACTCGATTATTTAATCTTAACAATTCACTTGTCCATTTTAAATATTTAATAGGAATTTCATCAATTGTTATTTCTTTATTTAATATTTGTTTTTTATAATTTACACAAATTTCTCTAGTTTTTTTAATAGAGTTATTTCTTTTATCTAATGTTTCTTTAGATAAATTTGGTGTACCAGAAGCTAAAGGATTTATATTATATAAATTATCAATACCTATTTCATCTATTAATACTTGTTCTCTATTTAAACATTCTGTTTTTTCAATATTTTCAAATGCTATAAATTGAAAATTATCTTTTCCATACTTATTCCAAGATCTTTGAAGATGAATGTTTTTATGTTTATTTGTATTTAATAAACAATAATGATGTTGCATTCTTTTATACAAACTCATTATAGTAGAACCTATATAAAATTTTTGAGTAACAATATTTTTAATTTTATAAATACCTGATTTTTCTAATACACTATTATTTTCAATAATTATATTCATGTATACAAATATACATAAACTAATTTTAAATACAATAGTTCTTTTTTTATTTTTTAATGTTTTTTAAACCGAAAACTATATTAAGTTGAAGTTTAATTCCATCACAAATACCTTTAATAGTTTTATCTTTTTTAGACAATGGTTTTAATTCCATTCTTTTATTATATCGTTTTTCGTAAGTTTTTAAAAACTTTTCTCCTAACTGAGCAGGAAATATTTTTCTACGAATACTAGAAATAGGATAAAACGAACCTACATCTGAAGTATATATTACATATTCTTCATTAGATTTATAAATTTCATTTTCGTTTTTAGAATGTAATCCTCCACTTTTTAACTCATAATTAGTACCATAAAAATTAAATTTATAATCTATAGATTCATCTTGATTAATTGTTCTACGTTTTACAGTTTTTAATAATTCTGATAATTCTTCTGTGTTAAATTTTAAATAATCTGGAATACAATCTGATAATTTAATGTATTTTCTAAATGTACCTCTTTTAGGAAAATTCTCTCTTTTTGTTTTAGTATCTTCTAAATAAGCAGAAATCATTAATTCTTCTCCTATTTTAATATCAGAATAATTAAAACAATCTAATTTAAATTCTTCTTTTATAGAGTTTCTAAACTCCATTTGATTATTACCTTTGTATAATTCATCATCAGTATTACCTAATACTAGTTTAAATACTTCATAAGTACTAAGTATATCGTTTCTACAATAAGATTTTACGTTTTCTATGTCTTCTAATGACATATTTTCAGTAGAGTGATGTATAGACATTGTTTCTACATTATACCACTTTAAACGAAATTGCAATGATTTTAAACTTGATAATCTAGCTGCATTATTTAATCCTAATATAGTAAAACAATCTAATTGTTTAATTAAAAATTGAGATTCATAATATGGTAATCTCATACCATATTTCTGTCCTTCAATAAGGTTTTGTACAAAACTATATATAAGATTAGTTATTTCTAAATTAGTATTGTTAAACCATTGTTCGTGAGTTGATTGAATGTAATTTAATACTTGAGCATCAAATCCTAAATTATTATAACCTACTGCAAAATCTATATTAGAAGAATGGTAAAATTTCATAAGTGCGTATAAATCATTTTTATATTCGCTTATTTCAAACTCTAACCATTCTTCCGTATCAGGATTATAAAAAAAAGCAAGAAAGTAACAACGAATTGTTTCCAAATCATATACCACTAGTTTGTAATCTTCACTTGTTTCATATAATTTCATAATATTACATTTTTAATTTTACTAAACCTTTTTTATTTTGAATTAATTCTTCTACATAAGCATATACTTTATGCATATCAGGAGATATTGGGGAAGGTAATTCAGAAACTACTCCAGCTACGCCATCAAATAATAAAGAAACATTAGTGTCCATATCAGCAAAATTACTTTTTAATATATGTAAATTTCTGTAATAACTTTCTAATTTTTCTATATTATAACTATCATGGTCTTCTGGATAAGTTCTTATTTTGTATCTCCAAGGGTAAAATAAACCTAATACTAAATGAGAACTGTCTGTTACGTTTTTATATTCTGCAATAGAAGCTAAATCAGGTAAAAATTTACCTGTTACAACATCACCATCCATATTATAAACAGTTCTTTCTTTTGATTTTTCTTGTTGAGCTATAATAAGATTACTTGTTTTATAATAATTACATAATCTATCCCTCATATAAGTTCTACATAATTTATCTAAAGCATTCCATTTAGTATCATCTTTTTCAGGAGTAACATTTTGCATATTATCTAATATAACAATTACAAAACGATTAGATACACTAGGAACATAAGTTGTTTTTGCGTGATTTTTATTAGCTTCTTCTATTTGTTGTTTATTTAAAGTATTACCGTGTTCATCTACTATTTTTCCATTTTCAGGTCTTTCTAACCATTCTCTTACTTTATTATATATTCCATAAGGATTTTTAGTAGAATCGATTAAATGTACTTTAGAAAAGAATTTTTCAAAATAAGGATTTAATGAATTAATAGCTTTTAATGTTTCATCATCTAATTTGTCTCCTTGAAAATAAGAATTTAATTTAAACATAGATAGTCTAATACCACATTGTTCCCATAACTGTCTAATAATCATACGTTTAGTAGTAAGTTCAATACTATCTTCTAAACAAAATAAAAATATTTCAACATCAATATCCATTTTATCTTTATTTTCCATCCAATAATTAAAAGGATGTTGAACATAAATATTAGTAGAAAACAATGTTTTACCAGCACCTGATACAGTAGTTAAAGTAGTTTGTGTTTCTGGTATAATACCAGGAATTACTTTATTAAATCCCCTAAAAGGAAAAGGTATAGAATTTATACCCCCTCTTTCTAAGTTTTCTTTTCTTCTTTTAATTTCTTCATAAACTTTTACAAAATTATTCATTTACACTTTTTTTTCTAATAATTGGATTTTTAATAATTTCTAAATTTTCACATTCTAATGCTAATTTAGATTTTTTGCCTTCTCCCTGCCCTTGCTTAGCAATAAAATAAAAAGCATTTGGACAATATGCAAAGTTATTACTTTTTGCTGAATTTATGAAATTTTTTGTAGCATTTAATATAATTGATTTAGGATCTGTATTTTCAAATAAATAATTATATTCTTTAATAAATTTGTTCATTTGACTTATAGCATCTCTTTTAGAACAACCTAATGTTCTATTTTTATCTTTATAGAATACATTATTAAAGTCTTTCCATAATTTAAGATAATCATCTATCCACTCAGAACAATCTATTGCTACTATTTTTTCTTTTATTACTTTTTCATTTACTTGTTCTAATAAATCTAAACCATTTTTAGTAATTATAAATTTTTCTTTGTATTCAATAAGATTACATTTTTGTAATTCTTTTAATACTATAATAGAATTTTTATTTATATCTTCGTCAATGTACATTTTTAACCATGTTTCATTTTCTTCTTTGATTTTAAATAAAACGTATACAGCTGTAATAGCTATATCTCTATTAAGACCTATTGATTCAAATAATTTTAAGTTTTCATAATCTATTTTCATAATATTTTAGGAGGAATAACATTTTCATTAGAATAAAAAGAAACTTTATCATTTAAATTATGTTCTTCTAAATTAAATAAATAATTTTTATTAATAATTGAACTAAAATGAATTAAAATAGATTCTTCTATTTCTTTTTTACTTTTTAAATTGTTTGGAGTAATCCAAAGTAATATTGGAGATTTTCTTAACAATATAATAAATTCAAAAATTGCTTCTTCTTGTTCATCAGTAGATGAAATATTTTTTATTACGAATCCTTCGTAATGTTTTTGTTTATTTTTTAAATCTATATTTATTTTCATCTTATTTTTTTTATTTTATTAACATAACCACTATCTTCAGCATATTTAAGATTAATATTTTTAAGATATTTATTTTGTACTCTTATATAATCTGTGATACAATCTTTGTATGATTTATAAACTGAATGACCTCTGTTTTTACCTATAGCTAAGTCACTAGCTGAATTTCTAATTCCAAATATGTTTTTGTTTTCTCTAGCTATGTTACTTTTAAAGTGCATACTTTCTATTTTAGCTTGAGCTAGTGCTACATTAGGTAAAACACAACCTTGTTTGATAAGTTCTTTTAAAACTTCGTTATCAGTAAGTTCAATATCTTTAAATTCTTGTGATACATAAATTGTATCTTTTACAATTATTTCTTTGTCTACAAATTTTACTTCATTTCTAAAACTAGAAAAAAAATATAATACGCATATAGCAATTAACAATATTTTTTGTGTTAATATTTTGTTTGATATATCCGTAACCGACATATCTTCGTTTTGTTTAAATATTTTATTATTCATTTTCTTTATATTTTTCTATTATTAACAAACAACTATCTCCAACCTTCCACCTATTTTCATAACTAAAAGGAATAATTACAGAAACAGTTTTTTTATTATCTTGTACATATATTTTAGGTAATGTTGGATATCTTTCTTTTGTATTTCCTGGTTCTATAGCAGAGACTTTTCCATCTATTATTTCTTGTCCTATATAAGTGTATTTTTTATTACAGGAAATAAATAATACTGTTATTATTATAATTAGTATTTTATTCATTATTTTACGTTGTTTAAAGGGTAGGCGTTTAGGATTGATTCTTTATTTATAATGTTACAAGGCATCCATTCACCATCACCATTAGGTGAACCAATATCATCTATTGTAACATTTTTAAGAATAGCTTCTTTTTGTGCTTCAAGATGAAGTTTAGCATATAAATTCATTAATTTTACAGCATTTTCAACAGATATTAAATTATTATAAACAGTCAATTTTTTTAAAATTAATTCTTTTGCTGTAGGTAATCTCCATTCTTCAACAGGTATTTTACAACTCATTTTATGGTCTGGATATTCCATATTACATCTAACACATATTTTATTCATTATTTAATATTTTAAAAATTCTTGTATTTGTTTTTTCTTTAACAGTCTTGATTGTATATGTTTTCCAATTTTAATGTTTGTTTCATCATTATCATCTTTATACCATATCCATCTTAAATCTTTTTCATCTAAAGAATCATCTATAGAAACAAACCTTAACCAATCACCATTAGAAAATTCTCCTTTATCAGGATTATTCCATTTATCGTAATCAAGTTTAAATCCCATTGATTCTGCTAATTGTATTATTTCTTGTTTGTTCATAATAACTTTTCTAATTCTTTTACTTTTTCTTTCCAACTATCTAATACATCATACTCAGTAGTTTGTTTTAAAAGGTTTATAGCTGTTTGTAAAGCTTGTTTGTCTTGTTCTTTTTGAACATTAGCACCATTAATAAAATCTTTTCTTTTAAGAGATGCTGCATTGTAACTAGTTTCATTACCTAATTTAATTATATTATCAGGATACAATCTGATAGCAACCTCTTCAAGTGTTTCTTGTTTCATATCAATAGTATCTTCAATACATGTACAATCTTCTAATGACTTATTACAATCTTTACATTCTTGTTTTGTTTCCTCTGTTATATAAAATTTCATTTTAAAAATCTTTTTAATCTATCTACAAATTTAACTTTTTCTCCTAACTTATAAAAATGTTTTTTTTCTTTTAAGTCTATAAGATTAGTTTCAAACTTAGGAATTACTAATTCACTACGTTTAGGAAATAAATATCTTTTACCTGCACTGTCTACCATTGCAGGTTTTACTGTAAAGTCTTGTATTGTTGTATATTTTTTTACCATAATTCTATTATTTTATTTGTTTCTTAAATTCTTCAAAAGATATAAATTTATCAACTCTATTAGAATTAGAAGTTCTTAAAGGATCAATGTTATTTTTACTAATATCAATAACATTTGTATAAGTATTAATAAAGTCTTTATAACTGGTATTATATTTTTGTCTAGCTTTATTAATATAGTCTAAATTTTCTTTTGTTACTTTGATAAACATATTGTATCTTTTTTATTGTAATGATTTAAACTAAATATGTATCCTTCTTGATTTGTTTCAATGTTTCTAACTTTATATTTATAAGCATTTTGAGAGCTTAAAAAAGTTACTGCTAATATTATAAATTTCATTTTATACTTTTTATTTTTAAATTGTAATTACTATCTTCGTAAATTTCAAATGATTGAGTACAATCACATTTCATTAATCCCAATAGTTTAAAATAATCTTTTTTAACAATGTTATGTTTTTTTAAACAAGTACAAACAAAAGAACAGTGAATCTCTTCACCGTTCTTTACATTTGCATTAAGATTAATTCCTTTTGTTAAAATGGCATTATAATCTTGATTAATCATTTTTAGAAAACTTACTAATTAAATTAGGATTATGTTTGAATTTTAATTTTTCTACTGCATCTTCTACTTTAATATTATTATTAAGTAGAAAATCATAAGTACAAAATTGTAAACTCATAAGTAATAGTAATTTAGGATTAGTTTTTCTAATAAAATGCCATACATCGTTTTTTTGCATTGCATACAATAATGGTTCAATTTCTTTTTTAATAGTTTGTAAAGAACTATTAGAATTAATTGTAACATCTGTTACTCTATTTGGTTCGTAAACTTTAATAGAATTAGATCTTTCTGTGTTAAACTTTGTGCTATAAACCATTCTATAGCTTTTTTTTACTGTTTTTGTACTAAATTTGTTCATTGTTGTTATTATTTTTT